GTAGATGCGGTAAATTGCTCTGTGATTGGACACTGTTTTTTATTATCGTTCAACCATTCAAACTGGTGAAGCGGTTCTTTAAAAAATGTTCTTGCTAAACAGCCTACTTCATTAAGGGAATTTATAACAGACTCAACCTGATCTGGAGGGACTGCCATCGTATACCTCTCCCAGACATAATTATCGCCGGGTACGTTTGGATAGGGAAGATTGTTTTTATACCAAGTAGCAATTACATCTCTACGCTTTCGATACTCAAATTTCTCAAACAATTCAATCTCCTTTAAAAGAACTGCGCAAGAGGTATTATCCATATATGACTTAGTACCAAAGGTTACAATTTGTCCAGATTTTGCTCTGCCGTGTGAAGAAGAAAGATAAACCCTTTCCTTAACATCTTTAAAACGTGTTGCAACTGCACCCCCACTACCGAGCGTTCCTGGATATTTTGTGAAGTCGAAGGAATAACATACCGCGTCAGAGGCACTACCAGGGGTATAAGTATAAGGCTCTCCCATGTAAAATGCTGGAGCTGCGTCTTCAATAATAGTGGTATTCTTCCAACCACGCTTATCAAGTATTGTTCTTATCTTATTACAGTCTACTATAGTTCCAAAGTTATGAACTGCAATTACTGCTGCGGGAACTTTTTCTGCGTTTATGCAGTATTCTTCTAAAGCACCCATACACATATTACCAGTTTCGTCACAGTCTACAAAGTGTAGTTCTCGACTCATAAATTTAACGGCATTAGCAAAAGCTCTCCAACCATAGGCAGGAACTACAATAACATCTTCTGGCTTAGTTAAGCAATGTATGGAAATTTGAAGCGCATCTGTGCAACAATCTGTAAATGTCCAATAAGGAATACCAGATAATTCAGCGCATTTATCATGAAGAACTTGTTGTATAGGAGAGGTATCCCTACCGTCTTCTGATTGGTAAGGATAGTCCATAGCATCGCTCATGGCTCTCAAATAGTCTACTTTATGCTTTTCTAGTCTTTGTTTATGCGGTATAAATGCTATTTTTTTCATTAGTCACCTTCTTTATTATACCTGTAATTTTTATTCTTTACCAGACATTTTTAAAAAATTACATTCCTTCTCCCGCAGAAAAGACTGTAAGTTCTCCAGTAGATAAATTTTCTTCTATCTTTTCTCTACTACTTAAAACTTTACCACATTGGGACTTACAAATCTTAAAACTTCTATCATAGCCTTGTAAGTACTGTTTAAGCTTGTTCCAATAGTTGTAAGATAAGATTTTTTCTAAAGGAACTTTAGTAGCGTCAAATAAATCTTCTAACTCTTGAGGATAGTAAAATTTATCTGGAGTTTCATCAAAATAGTGAGCGCCTGTCCAACAACACCTAAATACTAAACCATTAGGGGAGACATACCATTTACCCCAAGACTCCCAGCTACAATTAATTTCTTTGGGTAAGTTGTTTAAATCTGTTTTCTTTTTTAAATGAACATATTGACCAGATTTAGGGGCTGCAAAATCTCTACCAGTTTTTACAGTTGAAAAAGAGTGAAACCCTTGTTTTAATGCAATTTCTTTTGCTTGCTCAACCTGATGTTTATTATGTTCGAATACAATATATTTCCAGTGAACTTGAGGACGTTTAGTGCTGATAACAGAACAAGCATTGTTAAAGACTGTGTTAAAATTAGTATTTATTCTATATATAGAATGAGTGTCTTCTAACCCATCTAAATCAAAATTAATAATATCTCTATCAGTTAAGATGTTACCTACATCTGTCCAATAGTCTTGATCGTGCAAGCCTCCATTAGTATGGATATTTAACTTTGTACCATGTTGTTTCACATAAGAAATAATTTCACGAAACTCTTTATTCATAATAGAGTCTCCAAAATTACCGTTTAAAACCAACCAATCTAACTGTTCTAAAAATTCTGGATAAAATACTTGTCTAAATCTATCTAAACTATAAGTATAAGCTTTGTCATTTAAATTTATACGCAAAGGCTTTAGCCTATGACAAGCAGGGCATTTTGCATTACATCTAAAAGTTAGTTCAGTAGTTAATTGTTTAAATTTTTTCAAGTTAGTCCCAATAATTAATTAAAATAGGTAGTCCAGCAGGAATATTTGAGTCTACTTCTGTAAACTGCATAACTCCAGCAGAAGCGATAATATAGTCAGTAGTTGGATACTGCACAACTCCAGCAACAGCTACTCTAATACGAGCAATACCAGTAATTGCCGCTCCAATTCCATAAGCGTTTGCTCCTGACACACTAGTAATAGTGTTTGATCCTGGAGTAAGAGTAGTTCCTGAAAGTGCAACCACATTGTCCTGAACAACATTGATATTTGCATTCAATCGTGTATAAGTTGCAAAGTCATTTGCTTCAGCTACAAGTACGTTAGCTGCCGCTCTAGAGTCCGTAGCTGCAACATTATCTTGAACAATATTTACATTTGATTGAACGGAGTTAACGTTGGCACTAGTGTCTTTGTTATTAAGCTGAGTTTGAACATCCCCAATAACTCCACTAAGTCTGCCCAACTCTGTTGAGGTAATTGAAGAAGATTCTAGGTCTTTACTAGCGTTTGTTTGTAAAGCTCTTGAAGCAGTTAACCCAGATACAGTAACTCCTGTTGAAGTTAGTGCTCCTGTATTAGCCGCACCAAAAACGTTAGCAGTACCAATTTCAAGATTTCCACGAGTGACAAAACTAATAGCTGTGTTAGTATGAGGGTCTTGAGTATCGTAAAGAGCAAAAGCAGTTCGTGATTCATCATAAACAAATGCTGCGTTACCTTGGTTGCCTCGGTTGATAAATAAGCCCGCATCTTGACTAGGAGTTCCTGTAGTAGAATTAGAAACCATTATAATTCTATCTTCTACTAACAAGTTAATACTATTTGCAGTTACCGTATCACCGTTAACAACTAAGTTACCCGTAATTACGAGGTCATCTCCCATATTAACCTGACCAATAAACGTAGCTCCTGAGAGAGCTGCTTTAGAATCAATCTGTGGTTGAATAGCACTTGAAACGCCAGAAACATATCCTAATTCTGTTGTCGTAACTGAAGAAGACTCTAGTTCTTTGCTAGCGTTTGTTTGTAAAGCTCTTGAAGCAGTTAACCCTGCAACGGCTAAAGATGCAACATTTGCTCCACCTCTTACATCTAAGCTAAATCCTGTACTAGCGTCGCCTAAGTCACCTTGTCCAATTAAAACGTTACCATAACCTGAAAGAGGAGAGTAGTTTAAAATAACGTTTGCTGGCGACCCTAGTGTAATAGAAGTTATAATAGGGGCAGTGTTACCTATACCTAATCTAGTTGGTATAGACACATCCCCTGTAAAATCAACTCCATCAATAATTGCCTCAACATTAAGTTGAACAATATCTATGTTAGCATTTAACCTAGTCTCAAGACCTGAAGTATTAGCAGATACTATATCAATATTTGCTGTCAAGCGAGTTTCGACAGCATCCACATTAGCCTGTACAATAGAGGTATTAGCAGTAGACCCTAAGTGTCTAGCTTCAATTGCTGAGTTTGAAATATGTCGTGCAACAATAGTGTTATTAGCAATGCTATCTGCACTAATAACATTTGAACCAACAACTGTACGGCTAATTCTGGTTACCATTTAATTTTCTCCTATTATTTTTCCTCTTCTTCTAGTTCTTTAAAAAATTCTTCTAAGTAATCAACAGACTGTCCTTCTTCCTCTTCTTGCTCGTCAAAGAATTCTTTGATAAAGTCTTCAACCTGCTCATCAACAGAAGGGGGTTTAAGGAGATCATCCCATTTTTCTTCTAAGCAAGCCTGTAAAACGAGAGACTTAAAATAATCAATTTCTTCTTCTGTTAAGTCAGTGTCTGGCGTCTCGTCCATAAACTTTTTTTCATAAACCTTTTTATTTTCAAGAGGGTCTTCTTCTAAATAAAGATAATAACAAGCACCTTCTAAAATTTCTCCTAGTTTTGGTTCTTGTTCAATAAACTTATCGAAAGGTAAACTCCGTTCAATTGCAGGAGATTTTTTACCTGTTTCGATTTTTCTATAACTACAATACACCAATTTTCCATTGATGTCAAAAGCATTAAATTTAATAATTTCCATTTTATGTTCCTTTCTTAAAATCTAATTATGTAATTTACTGTAACAGTTGGGAATATCATATTAGGGGCAATAGCGGAGTGATCGGGAACTTGTGTAATAGCTGTAGAAGTAGAGGAGTCTTTAGCTGAAGTAGCAAAAGTTCCTGTACCTACGGAGTGAGAACTAATTGAGGTTGAAACAGATGTTTTAGTAGAGCTAGCAGACATAGCATGTACGGTTGCTCCGAGGCTTGAGTTATTTGACCCTTTACCTAAAGGTAATCTGTCTTTAAAGTCGGGAACGTTGAAAGCTGTCGCTCCCGATCCTCCAAAAGTAGTGCCAATTACTGCAAATAAATTAGCATACTGAGGAGCAGTAGTACTATTATAACTTGTCCCATCACAAAGTACATAACTAGTAGGAGCGCTTGATCCACCATAAGGTAAAATAGTTCCTATGGGAACTAACCCTCCTTTAGTATGCGCATCTAAATCTGCATTTGTTATTGTTGCATCTAAAATTTTTGCACTAGTTACAGCACCTGTTGCAATTTTTCCCTCTGTAACTGCACTAGCTGCTAGCATTGCCGAAGTTACAGAAGCTGGGTGAGGCTCACCTACATCTTTCCACTCAAGAGCTGTATTTGACTTTTTAACATAAATTCTAGAGTTTGCACCTGTTGAGTCTGCTGTAGCAGAATGAACAAACACTAACTCTCCAACTTGATATTGCGCAATATTCGTAGTAGCCTGTGCAATAGTAGGTTCATACCTGACTCCTAGCCCAACACGAGTAAAGCTACCTCCAGGGCCTTCACCGCCCTTTTTGTTAGCAGTAGGTTCATTTACATACAAAGCTCTATATTTAGAACTATAGTATAAAAGTCCATAAGTTCTACTATCTGTAAATGCTACTGCGTTTCCTCCATCGTCCACAAAATTAGCGGCAACAGGGGTAGCAGCTGAGTAAAAATTTTGAGCTAGTGCTTGAAAGCTTCCATTCCAGTGGTTTCTAGAAGTAGCAATAGCAGTACCAGCTGAAGTTAAAATAAATGTATTTGATGTGCTTAATGCCATCTAATTAATCTCCTTAAGTTCCAATAGCAGTAAAGTCTACAATAGTGCCAACTGCAGGCTCTGAGTTTGAAGTAAAGAACACGTTAATATTTGCTCCTGTTTCTGTTGACCCAATAACTAACGCAACAGGTGCGGCTAAAACGTTAGCAGTGCTAACAATTGTCATACCGATAGTAGGGGTAGTAAAGAAGTTTGTAGTACTATAGTCAACAAAAGTATTTCCGCCACCATCATCATCGCCAGTAATTGTGACTCTTTTTCTAAACTCTTTTGAGTCAGCATCAACTTGATATTCAAATTTATCTAGTGTATAGTCAATTTCCATCGGAGAAGTATTTTCTACAATAAATCTAAGCTGGAAATATCTAGCATTTCTAAGCCCTGTACTAAACGTTTGGAATCCGTTTGAAGTAGGGTCATCAACTCCACTATTAAAAGTAGTTATATCAACATTTCCATTAGCAAAGAAAGGGTCAGCTGTAGAAGTTCTAATTTGAATAGTTTGTCTTAGAGCACTACTGTCTCCGGCAAAAGTAGTTGATGCAGAACCGGAATCTAAAAACTGATTTAGGTCTACTAGTGTATAGGAACTAGCAACGGTTGTCAAGTTAGCAAATGAATTTCCACCAGTAGATACTCCATTTGCATAGAAAACTTCGCCTAAAGCTACTGCATCTGCATTTATCACACCAGCAATTAGTGCATAAGAGTTAGAATTAGAAGTATCTTCTGCAAATTGTCCATCATTCCAAATAGCAAATACATTTCCTCCCGTTCCTCCACTAATTAAAGTATTGTTTCTACTAGTGGTATCATAAGTAACAGTAGCAGCCGCAGAGTTACCAAACCCTAAAACAGTTCCAATTCCTTCAGAACCTCCCAACCCTGTATCAATTAAAATAGAATCTGTTCCACTAACCTCTGTTACCCCAGAAGCAACATCTGTATGAAAATTATTCCAGGTAGTTACAGTAGTAGCAGTTCCAACAATATTAGCCGTTAAGCTAACGGGTGCTGTTTTTCCAATATCTCTTACTTTAGTTTGGTATATAGCTCCACTAGCAGCTAGTAAGTCTGTAGGAATACCTGAAATAGCAGACCAACCACTAGAAGTACCGTTAGAGGCATCCGCATCTTCAGTATCTGGAGCAATTACTAAACCTCCTGTTGCGCTATCTGCAAAACTTGGATAAGTGTTTTCTAGTCTATTAATATTAGGAATACCTACAACAACATTTCCACCAGGAGTATCTTCACTATAGGTTTGTAGAACGAACAAACTAGATAGTTTAACAGTAGTTCCTATAACACCAACAGTGGTAGTAGATAAATTACCACTTGTGTCTCTAGTTTTTGCTAAGTAAGTAAAAGTACCATAAGTGTCTACAGAGTTAACTTTTCTTGTTGAACCAGCACTAACAATAACATATTCAGCAGCAGTAACAAAAGCTGTCTCAAATTGATCGGGAGTTAACGTTCCTTGAACACGTTTAAAAATAATATCTCTTAAGTCAACATCTATTAATTCCCCACTAGCTCTAGTTTCATATTGCCAGAAAAGGTGAACGTTTTCACCTAACTGAGCAAAGCTAAAGTTCCTAATATTTTGAGGAGTATCAGACTTACCGATAATACTATGGGTCTTAGTTACTGTAACTCCTCTGATTGTTTTATTTAAGGGGGTAACTCTAACAGTTATAGTATTAGCGGAGCTTGATAACCCTCTATCAATGTTATTAAGGGTAAACCTAATTTTACCGTCATCTTCTACACCTTGTGCTGATACTTTAACAGTATTAAATGATAGTAAATCAGCAGCTTCACCACCTAATTTATACGAAATTTCATAATCTGTCACTTCTTGATTTAGAATATGGTCAAACTCAACTGTTATTCTAACTACTGCACCAACTGTTTGTTCCAAATAAAGATTTTCAATAAGTTCTAAATTTTGAACACGTTGAATACCTACTTCTTCTATAACTAAAACATCAGTAGTAGTTCTACTTCTTCTACCAGAAGCATTTATATTTTGCGCCCTAACTGCAACAAATCCTGGTTCAACATCTCTTAATAATCTATCATTAGGCAAATCAAGTGCAGCAAATTCAATTGGATTCATAAGAGTATATACAGCAGTGTTAGCTAATGTCCATTTTCCTGGGTAAGTAGCTGTATTATAATCAAAAGTAAAGGAAGCTCCAGACACATTAGCAACAGTTCCAACAGGGTCTGCGGTAATGTTGGTAGCCAGAGTTCCGCTAACATTTGCTAGTAGTTTTGAACCTAGTTGTACTCGATATATATGATTACTGGTCAATGCCAAAGAATAAGCATTACTATCATCTGAGTAAGTAGTATCTATCACAGAGTATACGTTACCAGCAAAAAATTCTAAATTATCTCCGACTTCAATAGCAGGAACCGTATAATAATCAGTTTCTACTCTTACAGTAGAGTAGCCTGACGCGTCTGAAATAAGAATAGAAGAATTTGTTGAGTCTGTAAATTCAAATTCTGACTGTACTTGCTCAATACCATCTAAAAATAGTTTAACTTGATTTTTAAATCTTACAGACTCATTTAAAGGTTGAGTAAAAGAAGTAGATCCATCAGGAATAGTATTACTTACAACATCTAAGAATCTAGACCCAGAAACATAAACCGCTCTAGCATCGAAATATCTTGTATCTAAAATTTGATTTAATTTTACATAAAAAGGAAGCTCTGGTAAATTTTCTAATAGTGTTTTAGCTCCAGAGTGCTCATTAGTAATAGTCAATGTTTCAACATTAACATCGCTTGAAGTTATTATTGCACTAAATTCAGTTAAAGAACTATTTTTATCAACTTGGTTACTTAGAATACCCGTACCTACATTGCTTTTTTCATTAATAGGAATTGTGACTCTATCACTACCTTTTAATTCTGCAGAAAAAACACCATCATTTACATTAATAATGTTTAAATCAAAGTTTGGATCGGTTAGCTGACTTAATCCAACAACTGTAAGTACAATATCTCCATTAGAGGTAGCACTAATATTAGGGTTACTAACCGCAGTGCATAATAAAGGTATTTCACCTAGAATTGTCCCAAAACCGTTTTTACCTAATAAAATTGCGGACTCATTAGCGGATAACTGATTAGCGTCTGCCGCAATCATCCCTATACTACCGTTGTTAGCTCCTCTTGCAGTTGTGCCGCTAATAGAAGGAAAAGTTACTTCTGTACCTCTACCAACTTCATAGTTAGTTTGTAAATAAATTGGATAGCCAGTTGGATCAAAAGTAGAGTTAACTAATACATCATGAGTAACAGACCCGTCCGAGTTGCGTCTAGGAATATGACGTAACTCTATTTGAGGTGGTGGAGGTGTTTGTAAAGTAGAAGCAATATCATCATATCTAACAGGAACATAAGAAATAAGAGTATCTGCATCCGCATAAACATTAGGAACGTACTCTACGGCAGAAACTAAAACTAATTCCTCTTCTTGTCTATCTATAGAAGTAATTTTAAATAGTTTATCATTTGTACTTCTATAAAAGTCATCTGGATTAATTTCTCCAAAAGTCCATAAATCTCCTTTTTGAGGCACGTTATTGGCCAACCAGCCAGTAAATCCAGGAGAGTTCGTATCAGTAAAGGTTTTTGTCCCATAATCAAATCTTTGAGTCAGTTGTAGTTCTACTAAATCTACACCCGCAGCTGCATTACCTGTAGATAAAGTTTGAAAAGCAGTATTACTAGCTAGATAAATATCAACTCTATCTGAATCTTGCTTAATGACTCGTAGTCCAATAGGTAAAGTATTACCTGTAATATTACTAGAGGTTATAGCTGGAGAGGTAAAATGTTCTAGTAAAACATTTGCATCACCAACAGTAGAATTGGTAACTACTTTACCTCCAAAACCGTAGGCTACTCCTGTTGATTTAGTTGACAATGAAATAACTTCACCAACACCTAAACTTATTGCGTCAGTTCCTGTGCTAAATTCTACTTGTCTGCGTAAGAACTTAGAAGCAGCAAGCATATACTGTCCATATCTAATCGCTTGACCACGTCTAGTAACTCCTGCTAAATCAAGTTGTTTTATATTTTCAATTTGATTTCTTTCTCTTAATGCTTCGTCATCGTCAATACGAACAACTTCTCTTCTATAATGGTTACTTGGATCAACATAACTAACGTCACACCCAGTAAGAATGTCACTTTCTCTTCCTCCAAAAAACTTCAAAGAAGACTTTTCAATGTTTGCATCATTAAAGACTGCAACAGGAAGGTCATCTGGCATATCTACGTTAAGAGTTATCTTGCCGCCTGCGTAGTAAAGAAGACCTCTAAAAGTAGAAGTAATCTTATTTAAAGTATCCATCACCTGCGTATCTTCTGTGATTGAGATATCAGTAATAAATCTTCTTTCTAATACACTAGTACCTCTAGGTAGCCCTACTAAGGTATCTCTAACAGAAGTAAATAGTCCGTTAGGTTTATTTCTATAGGTGCCGTCTGCAAGCCCAGAAACGCCATAAAACTTTCCATCGGTAATGTCGCAAGCGTCACAATATTGAGCTACTTTATAAAAAGTAAACTTATCAATATTATCTTCTGGGATAGCTAGCCCATAAGTTTTATTGGTTAGAATGTCATAAATGATCCAAACAGGGTTTTGAGTCCATGAATAAGTAAAGCTACCGTCCCAAATACCTTCATAGATAGTAGGATTAGCAGCAGTTAATAGAGTTCCTGATCCTTGTTTCTGTAGTCTATACCCTCGTTGAGTATATCCAATGTTAGTTGATTGTCCGTCAATACTAAGAGAACCTGCTTCAGGAACCTCTAATTGTCTCCAATCAATTTCTCCATCAGATAAAATAGGTTGGTTATAGTTACTAGGAACTTTAACTAGAAGACCTTTTACAATACTGGTAAAAGTTGGGACAGAACCTTCATACTCATTAAAAGATTTTAAAGCATAACCAATTACTGCTGTTCTTGGATACGCCATATCATCATTTTCAATTTCATCCCATCCTGTAAATATTACAGAATCTTGTACTCTGTTAGAATCACTATCTCCAGATGTTTTTTCTACTGTGAATTTATATCCAGCAACATCTTTGTTAGCTTCAGGAATTGCAACATCTACTTGAAATTTGAATCGTGTATTAGTTTTTCCGTTAATAGTTTTTGAAACACTAGTAATCTGTGTTGACCCAGTTCTATCAAAAATAGTAACCTTAACACTTAAAGAACCGCCTGATACGTTACCCTGAGAATCTGATTTTTGTAATCCTTGAATAATAAAGTTAAAACGAAGTTTATCCCAGTCTTTTACGCTGGTATCTTGTAGGCTAACCTTTGCTGCAGGAACTCCCGCAACATTGCCGTTTTTGAGCTGAACAGCGTTTTGCAAAGTTTGAGGAGTGACAGTTTCTGCACCAAATACAGGAAGTGCAGATTGAGTAAGAGTTCCCGTAGTGCTTAATGTTTTAAATACTGTATTATTTTCTTCTCCATCCCCATCTATGTTGATTAAGTCGTCAATAGTACCTTCGTTAAGTTCAATATCTTGAGGACCATTAGGATTAATTCTGTAAACAGGACCTTCTCCTAAAGCGGTAGCAGCAAATAGAATATCAGTAGAAAAAAGAGTATTTGGATCTTCTACTGCAGCAGGGGCTGCACCTCCACCTTTTCCTCCACCGCCTTTATTAGATAACCTAATGCCATCACAAATATAGTTATGATGTGTGTTTACTGTTAAATTATAAACAGGTTCTTGTAAATACTTGTTATTTGTAAGTGATAAAATCTTACTTTTACTATTATCTTCTAAAGTAAGAAATTCTCCAATTTGCCAATCTTTAGTCTCTTTATATTCGTTATCTTTATCATATAGATAGTGGTTATCAGTAACAGTAAACTCACCTTTTTCGTGAACTACTTTTACTAGATAGCCTTCAGTCTCTTCTGGAATATGCTCCCAAGTTTTTTCAACAAACGAAGTCCACTTATTGCCTGCCTCATCAAAACAGTAAACTTTGTCGCCAATTTTTAGCGTTTCAATGGGAGTTGCCCCTTTAGGGGTAGATACTAATGCTCCTGCGGGAAAACAACCACCCTTTGCTCCAGAGATGTATGGAACAGCGGAACCTTGGACTTGTACATATTTTCTATATGCGTTCATTATTAAAAACTCTCTGAGACGTTTACAACGTCATTTTTACCATGATTTCTACTTAAAATATAGCCACTGATCATTTGTCCGGCAACCCTATTTAACCCATAGTTTAGCCCAACAGGAACATTTGAGGTGATATTGTTTCTAAGTCCGTCAAAAGCATTATTGTCTGTTCTTGAGCCTGCATCAGTAAACTGCCTTCTTTCAGGGGCGCTGGGTGCTTTAGCCATTGCAGCCATAATCCCTGATAATGCTACAGATACACCAAAAGCTGCAATTTGTCCATAAGTAATTCCAGCAATAGCTGGTGTCGCCATTCCCAGTGTAGGTCCCGCAGCTCCTACCACAGCAGGGGCAGCAAAGATAGCAAGAGCTACGATTCCAATACCAATTGCAATCGTTGCAAATCCACTTTTTCCTCCGCTAAGAGAAGGAACCAAATAAAAAGTATTTTGAGATAATTTTTTATTAACATAAATATCTTCATTATTAATTAACTTTTTTTTATTATTTAGCAGAAACAACTCTTCGTCAAATTTACCATTCTTAAGATTTTTTACTAGTTTAGAAAACTCAGGATAGTTAGAAACCATATACGAAATTAGATCAAAATAGTCATGGCAATTAACTTTTACTGAGCTTTGATTCTTAAAGTATTTTTTTAAAGACTTATGAATATTTAGTGTGATCATCTAAAAAGCCTCAGAAACCCTAACATCGTCATTTTTACCATGATTTCTAGTTATAATATATCCGCTGATAACTTGCCCTGCGACTCTAGTTCTTCCATAAGTTAAAGGAATATTATTATCACTACTCGTAGTATTTTGTAGTCCCTCAAAAATGTTATTATCAACTCTTTCTTGTGCGTCAGGAGTTTGTCTTTCTGGAGGCTTAGGAGGTTTTTGTGTAAACAATCCTTGTATACCACTTAATAACAAGTTCATTCCAATACTTCTTGCGATAGAACCGATAGTAGCGGATCCAAACAAACTAGTTCCTGCTAAACTAGGAGCGATAGCAGGTAAAGCAATTAAAGCAACAGCAAAAGCCGCAGCTAGAAAAAATCCACCTTTACCTTTACCTCCCGCTAACATAGGAACTAAATAAACTTCTTTATGCTCATCTCTAAGTCTATTAAATTCAATAATTCTTTTATCTATTAATTTTTTATTCATATCTAGCAAAAGTAAATTTTCGGTTACTTTTTCATTTTTAATATGATTAATATAACGACCTAAATCAGGAAATAAAAAAGTTAGAGCTGATACTATGTCTGTAAAATCTTTACAAACTACAGTATGGCTGTCTACTTTTGTATACTTTCTTAAAGATGAATGAAAGTTAATTTTTATTTTCAACTTAAATGCTTATCCTTAAATTCGTCAAATCTAATTGCGTCAATTGCTTTATCTAACCAATAGATATAGAATTTATTATTAAATCCGACTACAAAATTAAATTCTTCAAAAACAGCCCCTCTTTTATCTTCTTCACTAGGAATAGGGTTTTCATCCCCAGGATGAGAATGAAATATGCCCCAACAATCTTCCTCATACTTTAAAAGAGTCTCAGGGTCAACAATAAAACTATCTTTTGGGAAAGGACTGATATTTTTACAAGGAACGTATTTGAATGCTTTTGTAATTAGTCCACAACATTCTTTGGGATACTCAGCCTGAGCGTGTTTTCCCATATCAGTTACTAGTTGTTGAAAAATCCCCATTATTTATCCCCTTCCACCTAAAAGCTCCCATAGTATATTGAATGTAGTAATTACCATAAGGAGCAATCCAAGATGTATGATCAATCATTGTTTGTAGAATTTTATTTTTAGCTACATATAACGCACAATGATTTACACAATTTGTTGAACCTAAACTCATTATTACAACATCAAACGGCTTAAGCTCTGTTACTTTTATTTCAGTCCATCCCCATTTGTCATTTCTAAATTCTTCAAATGGATGTTCGTGTACTTTTGTATACCAATTTTCATCGACAATATTACAAAAATCTTGAGTGGTATAAGGAATAGTTATTTGTTTTTCTTCCTTGTACACATGACGTATTAAATTAAAACAATCAATTCCTTTCTCAACATCTTGTCCTAAATGTAAGTAAGGAAACCCTACATATTTATTATACCACATTTATATCTTCTGCACATTTAAACCTATATATTGTATATATTTTACCTCTCCACTCATCGTTTAGCTCTTCAATTCTAGAGTGTTCATCTTCCATTAAATGTATAAATTTATTTCTCTCAATATACAAACCAAAATGAATAGGTCGTCCCGCTTTAGTCTTAAATAATATTACATCATATTCTTGTAGCTCTGTCAAATTAACTCTTCTTGCAAACGAATCTGCCCAGTCAGTTAATTGTTTAAAAGTTAACATCTTAAAAAAATTCTTACCAATGGTATTACTACCGGCGGGCATATCAATAACAGGCCATATTTTGTTAATCACGTTACTACCTAATTCGCCCATAAATATTTGATTTATTAGTGTAGCACAGTTGTTATTTACATAATCATGTTTTATACCTAAGTATTTTGTATAGTCTGTTCTCATTATTTAGGTAATGTTCTACCTGTTCCAGGAAAAGCCCCAAAATGAATAGTATTGTTTCTAATTTGGCAGGATTCAAAACTCTTACCACATTCATCTCCATCTGCACTTCCTGCAATTTGGTTATTAGCAGCAATAGGGTTGGTATTACTTGTGTTTTGTGTTCCGGGAATAGATAGTCCTCCTGGTCCAGGATATTGGCATTCTGCTCCTTTGTATTGCCACTGACAAGTATTTTTATAAAATTTTCTCTTAGGAACAGTAAGCTTAAAGTACTGTAACCAACTAGTAAGAGAAAATGTAGCTATTTGTTCGTTCAGACCTTCTAACGCATCTATTTTAAAAGTATCTAGAATATGTGCTTCCTCATCTGCATCAGGATTATCAATAATAAGAGCAGTCCCGCTAACTACGTCTAAGGCAGCATTTGTAGTAATAAATCTTTCTTCACTAATAGCCTCAATAGTAGCTAAAAATGCATTATCAAAAGTTCTTACATTGTCTCCAACTCTATAAGGAGTGGCAGTACTAACCTCAATAACATTATTTTGAGAAGTTACTACCTTTGCGTACTCAGGCCAAAAGTCTAAGAAGTTAGCAAAAGTAGATTTAATCTCTACTACGCCACCTAATAAATCTCTGGAATCTGCTTTTTCTCGTTTCCATGTCCCATTGACCTCTTCTGTGGTAGTAATAGTAAATGAAGCATTTACACGCCCATAACTATCAACAACTGTTTGATCAAAGTTTAGTCCATTACTTCTAGCCCTACTCAGAGCATCTCTATGTTCTTGTTCAACATAGTCAGCTCCTGTTTGTACAGTTCTTGGATCAATCCCAGTTACAACCTCTCCATTAACTGTTGCATAAACTGCGTTTGCAGTATTATTTCCTAATAAATCAGGGTCTTCACAGAGTTGGGTAATTAAATTATCAAAGTTAGAAATAGAAACAGTAACATCATTGATTGTTCCTGTAGAGTCTGTGCTAATGCCTCCGCTGTTTATAGGTAGAGGGGTAAAACTTTGTCCTTGATAAGAAACATTGTAAGTAACGTCTGTATTTATATCACCCCTAACTTCTGCAAATCTAAAGGGAAATCCATCAGGCCAAGCACGTCCTTCACCTGCGTTAGTAGGATTCCCCGCGTCATTATCTGGATACCACTCTCCTGGGTAATAAATGGTATATAGTCTTACTAAAGGATTTTGAACAAAAGAATTTTTTTCTCTAATGAAATTTGAATTAGCTATACTAGTAATTTGAAAAGTAGTTCCGTCAATTTGTTCACTAAAAGAAGGAACTGTAAAAGGAATAGACTCAGTGTTACCAGTATCAACTCTAACATCAATAGTATCAACCTTATCTGTAATCCAGTTATCAAAGTTTACAATATAATTAAAAGTATCTGGGTCATCAGGAGCCTGGTTAATAACAATAACACCGAAGATTTTAAGAAAGATACCATCTGTATTTCTGAAAAATCTTCTCAGACCTGTTTTCGTTAAATTGAGGTTGTTTTCTGACGTAATAATTTCAGGAATTGGTTTAATATCAAATCCAGTGTTTCCAAGCGTACTGCTAGGAAAAGTAAGCATACTTTTGTCTAGTCGTCTTCCTTGTACAAAAACTGAAAAACTATCAGCGGTTACGTTAGCTAAACTTAGTGCTGCAGCAGGTAAAGAAAAAGTATTAGTCGATCCGTCTATTTGAAAAGAATTACCGTTAACAGTTACAGGAGAGGTATTATTATAACTTACACTAAATCCGTCTGTGGTTACGATATTGGTTATTGCGCGAGCGTTTTCATTAACAACAAACTCATGATTAACGTTGGCAACTTTTACTTTTACATTATTGGTTCCAGTATTTACATCTATAACGTAGGCAGAAGATCCTGTAGTGTTACCTAAAATAGTATCACCAGGCAAAACGGCTTCCGGTTTGTCTACTGTTAAAATAAAGTCATACGTCCTAGTTGACATTAATCATATACCTCTTTTAAATTGAAAGAGACTGTATAAAAGTTGTTTTCTAAACTTGTTCCAGTCGATAAGACATGAGAAATTCTTAAGGGTCCATCAAATCTTGTTTGTATTGTACCATTTTCATTTATGTGGGTCAAATCAAAAGTAAACGACTCAAAGTTACCGCTTCTAGCGCGATAAAATGTTTCAATTGCTGACTTTTCTACTCCACTAATGTTTGTATAGTTTATACTGAAGTTGCGCTTTGATCTACGACTTCTTAGACGGCGTTTTTCATAGCCCGCTTGTGATTCAAAAGCAATCATATCAAATTCTGTTTCAGTGGTGTATCCTTTATCAGGTTTTCTATCTGCCATAGAATTAAACCTGTCAAAAGTATTTCCAGGAGAAACATCAAAATGTCGAATAACTAAAGTATCCGCAGAAGTTAAAGGTGAATGAATTTTAGTTAAACTTGTACGAGGTGTAGCAAAATTAGCTTTATAAATGGGAGTATTATTTACAAATCTAAAAGAATCTACGTAACCATCTAAAGACTCAAGAGTTCCAAAACCAATTCTACCAATTTCTACATTGCCTGTGGGAGCAATAGTAATAGGAGCAGTGTTGTCTTCGGCTACTTTTGTTCCATCTACAAATAACTTAATTATCTCAACTTCACTTTCATAGGATACGGCAACGTGATACCAAGTTGAAGCAGAAATAGAGCCCCCTTGTAAATCAATAGCATCTGTTCCGCTTTCAGCAATTCTAAACTGAATTGTATCGTTAGCTAACCTACTAAGTTTAACAAAATTACTTGCATCAGTAATGTGACTAAAAACAGTATTAGCGGACCCTGTGGCATCAAAATTAACAAAAGCTTCTACAGTGAAGTCACTTGTATATCTAAAATCTGCAGAATCTGCAAAAGCAAGATAGTCACCTGTACCATCAAACTGAGCAGAAGAATTTCCATACTTTTTTGTAGAGTTTAAATTAACATCTCCAACTACAGTTCCAGCACCTCTAGCTTTAGGACTTTCATCTGTGAAATTAGTTTCAAAGTTTAAAAGAAGTACTGTATCATTAGCTTGTCCAATTGTAATACCTGATGTACCTAAATTTCTAGAAATTGATCCTGTAGTAGTTTCTGGAGCAGTATTAATAGCAGGATAATCAAAATCTGCGGAGTTCTGAGTAACACCTGATACGGTAACTAATAAGCTTTCTTTACCTTCAGAAGTAGCAATCATATCAGGAAGAGGGAAGTTTTGAGTCTCTCCATTAATTACATAACTATTGCCCGATACGGCTGTTGCATCTGTGTTACTGTAGGATACGAGTCTAGTGGCAGGATAGTTTCTTACGGTTCTGAATCTGGAGGGAAGATTGATAACACGTAGTTCTAAAGTACTTACGTCAGGGGCTGCTGCAAACGACACAGTCGCACCTGAATTAGTAATTGAATAGGTTGTTGTATCTTGGATAATACCATCCGCAGTAGCAATTACTTCTCCTGGATGGGTAGCCACAGTAGAAATATTAAAGTTAGTAGTACTGCCTGTAACTGAATAGATATCAGTAGTGATGGTAGAAAAAGATGCAGTAGTTATAGTCGCATCTGATGGATACGTTGCCATTAGATAGTCCCCCTAATTCCTCTACGAATTGGTCCATTGTTTCGTAAGTCTCTTGTAATAATATCAACGATAAGCCCTTCTGGTGTAACAGAAATGTTGGGCTGCTCAGCAGTTTCTTGCGGAGTTCCTTGGTTATTCATGTTAACCACAACGTTGTTTGTATTAGGCATCTGACCGTGTGCATTCATTGCATTTAAAGCAGGACCTCCGATTGCCTTAGCCATTGGTTTGCGAATGACAAATTCGCCAGGCTCTAATAGAGCAGGAACTCTGTCTCTCAACATCCCACCGCTTGCCATCTGTCTTACACCGCCTCCTGAAGCGAATGAGAATAAAGAACTAAAATCAATTGATTTAATAAGAGAACCCGCTAGCGCTCCAACAATACCGCCAATGGCACTTCCTGCAGGACCACCAATTAGTCCACCAGCTAAAGCCCCTAAACCTGCTCCAGCCATTCCAGCAAAATCAGCAAGGCTTTCAAAACTGAATCCTAACCCGTCAGTTTTGTCTGTAACATCGGCTGTAGATTGTGCGAGGGTGCCCTGCGCCTTACTAGTCTGTTGTACGACTTTGGCACCTTTGCTAGCTTGCGCTGCTTCTGCCTTCTTTTCTTTTACAAGATTTTTAGTAAATTGTCCTTCTCTTAGGCCTTCAGTTGCTTGTCCTAAAACACTAGATTCACCTCCAGCAACCTCAGTTACAAGCACAGGAGAACCGATTCCTCCAACGCCTCCTACAACTTGAACTCGTTGAACTTCTAGTCCTAGACCTTCAAAAACTTTCACTTGATCCGCAAAAGTTTTTTCTAAAGCATTAAAACTTGATTGAGCTGTTTGTGCAGCAGTTTGTTGAGTGCCTAACTGTTGTTGAAGAAGGCTTACCACTTGGCTTTGTGGGCTAGCTCCACCACCAAACATGCTTGCTAAATTACCAACTCCTTCTTTAACAAGTTCTTTGATAGGACCAGTGACAAACTCATCCGTAATACTAGTAGTTACATCTTCTAAAATTCCAACAAACAAATCTTTAACGCCTTGCTTGAAGTTTTCCATAGTAAGAGTGCCTTCTCGGATAGCTCCGAAGAAGTCTTCGACAGCACCTCCTAGACGGTTTTGTATTTTTTCACTAATGGCATCTAAGACTTTACGAATAGAGTCTTCTTCTCTAGCTAACGCGTCTAATCTGGTGTTTGCTGTTCGATTAATTGCGTCTCTTTCGTTTTGGAATTTTTGATCAGAAACTTTTTGTAAAGTTTCTATGTTTTTTATCTCAGCGGCGGTAATTTTTCCATCCGCAAAAGCTGTGTCAATAGCTGATTGAAGTTTTGCTTCAGCTTGTTTTCTTTCTTCTGCAAAATTCTTTCTCTGTAAGTCTTGTAAAATTAGTAAATTAGCTTTTCTTGTTTGAAGTCCCGCCAAATCTGCTTTTCTAATTTTTTCGTCTGCATTAAATTTAGCATTTATATTTTTTAACTCTAAGTCTCGGTTGGCGTCAATAGAAGTAGCCAGACCCCCTGCTCGAGTGGATGTGGCGCCGGCTCGTTGTATAATATCCTCAAAAGTGTTCGTTACAGTAGCTTTGTCAACCTTCTTTCCTGTCTCTGCTTCAACTGCAGCGGCAAACACATTAAATACTTCCGCAAGCCCATCAATAGCTTGTTTAAACATATCAGCTTGGTCTTTTATTAAATCTGCTTGAGTTTTTAGTTGTGTTGCTTGAAGTTTTAAACTTTCTGCTCTATTCATAGCAGCCTGTGCCTCAATACCAGATTGAATAGTGGTAACCTTTTCTTGAGCTTTATTTTTCTCAATTTCTACTTGAATATTATCTCTAGCTATTTGTTGTTCTGCCAACAACATTTGTTCTCGCATATTTTTTTCTTGAGATAATAGAATTTGCTCATTTAACAAGCTTGCTTGTTTTTCTATTGCTGCACTATTAGCTGCTTGAGCAGCCTCTCTTTGTGCTTGAAGTTCTAGATTTGCTTGATCTTGTCTAAGTTTTAAAATTTCTAAAGCGCTACTTCTTTCTAACGCAATAATCTCTCTTTGTTTGTCTCTAATCTCTTGAGCAGTATTCAAATTTTCAAAACGTTGCATATCAGCTAATTGATTTTGAGCTGTTCCTATCGCAGCAGCTCCTCTACCTTGTGCTTGCGCAATAAGTAAATTATTTTGTGCTGTAGCACTAGCAAGGTCTGCTTGCCTCTTCTTTTCCGCAATATCTGCTCTTTGTTGTTCTAATTCTAAATTTTGTTTATTAGCATCTATCTCAAGTTGCTTTGATTTTATAATTTCATCTGCGATATCTTTTAGTTGGCTATTTAGAGCTGTGTTTCTAGCTGCATCTGCGGTAATTTTTTGTAATTGTTGCTGTGCTTGCCCTAATTTGCCTTTTAGAGTTAGATTTTCTGCTGCCTGTTTTAAGCCTACTTCCATCTTTTCAATTTGCTTGTTGACTTTAAATAATTCCATATTTAATTTGGCAGTTCCTCCGATAATAGCCCTAGTGGCTGTATCAGCATTTTGCAAAAGAGTTTCTTCGTTAGCGGTGAGGTCTACTATTCCCTTTTTTTGCTCTAATCGAAGACCTTCTAAACCGCCATGCTTTTCCAGCTTCTCTTGCAACTTTGTAGCCTTTGCAAGCTCTTCGAGTTGATTACTTAAGTATTCTCTTTTATTTTTATTTATTTCTGTTTGAGTATCAGCAAATTTTAATTGACTCTCCAATCCATCAAATCCAGCACGTACGAGAGATACTTGTCCCCTTGATGCAGCCTCATTAAACGCTTTAAGCTCTGCACTAAAAGTTTTATTAAGGACTCTACCAATAGCTTCTAGCCTATTCAGCTCTTCACTAAGTTTTTTAATTTCGTCTCGCTGGGCGGATAATTCCTTAATACGCTTATTAAGAGCCGTAACATCTTCTCCTGTGCCGCTCAATTTGTCCATTTGCTCGTTTAACTGCTTAATAATATTATCTAATCCACCAACGCTTTGGCTCATTTTTTCTCCACCAATTGCTCCTACATTAAAAGATTCTTGAGTTCTCCTAGCCAAGTCATTAAATTGTACTATTTGTCCGACTGCTCCTACAAAAGTTCGTCCCATAGCAGTCAGTTTAAGTCTACCATCTACCATAGTTGCAATTGCTTCACCTGATATAACGCCTGACTTATCTATCTGATTTGCAAAGTATAAAGCACCATCAGCAGTAACTTTAAACCCTGAATTCACATCTTTAAATGCTTTTGCTAAATGAGGTAATTGAACTCCAGTAAGATCATTAAATTCGGCTATAAGTTGTCCAAAGACCACTGTCCCATCTGTATAAGCTTTTTCCGCTAGTTTATAAGATTGAACTTCTGCAAGTTTTTCTTTAACTAACGATGCATTATTTTCTGCTCTGGCTTCTTGTAACTCTTTTTCTGCACTGGCTAATCCTTGTTGCACTATTCTCAAGCCACGAGTTTCCGCTTTTACACGATCTAATCCTTGACCGTATTCTACCATAATCTTGGCGGTTCTGCTTCCTTCTCTTGTTTGTATCGTCAACACGCCGTTCATTTTTTCTACTTCTTCTCTTAGTTTTCGTCCTGCTTCAGTCTGCTCCAAAAATTCGGTTGCTTTTCTTTTTGCATCCGCGCTAGTAGCTGAAACTGATCGACCACTACCCTCGAATTGTTGCACCATTCTTGGACCCATCATATCCTGGAGTCTTTCACTTTCAGCAAAAGACATTCCTCTTTGAATAGCCTTTCTAGCGTCTTTTCCAATTTCCTCCAATTCTTTTGCATTGAAATTTTTCTTTAAAGTTTCAAGCATTTGTAAATCTCCCATCTGAGCCGCATCTACAACGCCTGCCAATCCTCTTTCCAAATCTCTAGATTCTTTTCCTAATTCTTTAAAGAACTTAACTATGTCTCCTAAAATATCTCTATCAAAAAGAGTTCCAACTAACTGAGCAGCAGCAATAACTAAGAACAGGCCATTTAAGAAAGCCATAAGCCCTCCCAACACAACTCCTAATCCTGTTATAGCTCCTCTAGCAATGACTGCCGTCTTTGCTAAAAACAAGTTTGCTGCACCTGCGCCCCTTGTAGATACTCCATAAAGCCTTGTGACCGCCCCAGCAGCTTTTGTTCTTTCCATAGACCTAGCAATAGCAGCTTCTTTATCTTTAACTGCTCGAGTTCCGTTTCGAACTTCTTCTCTATACTGTCTTTCTGCTGCTCTAGCTTGGTTAAGAGTTTTTATGTCTTGTAATTGTTGAGTTCTGCCTACATTCCCAGCTGCTGCTCTATCCATAGCCTGCGCTGCAGCGGCGTTTAATCCAGCTGATCCTGTTGCAAATCTACCACTAAATCCTGCCGCCTTTTCCATTGCTCTTTCATTAGCTTGAGCAACTTTAGCTATACTCCCTGCCGCTACTTTTCCTGCATCTGCAAAACGTTCCAATCTACCCACATTTGTTTTTACAAAGCCGCCAATAACTTCTCCAGTTTTTGCGAATACTAACCTTCCTAGAACACCAAAAGCCAACAAAGCGTTTCCTAAACTGCTAGAGAAAAAGTCTGCTAAAGGAGCTAAGAAATCTGCGGCTAGCTCGCCAACTTGTTGTGCTAAGTCTTGGATAGATGCGGAAAGTTTTTCAAAAGATTCTTGAGAGGTGGTGCCTGAAACGCTAATAATACCAAACTTTCGTTCACCTTCTTCAATCGCGGCGTTAACAAAAGCTTGTCTTCTTTCAAAATTTGTCAAAGAGGTAGCTGCTTTACCTATCTCTGCTGCATATTTTTGCACCGCAGGTTCAATTCTAGTAAAAATACCAAGTTCGTCTAAAAGTTCTGGTTCTAGTTTAGCAGTACCACGTAATAGTCGTTGCAAAGCATCTGTTAAGTTTCTACCTAAAGCCCTTGACGCTTTAAGAGATACTAAACTTAGCCTTTCTATTTGTTCTGTGTTAAATCCTGCGGATAATCCAATGTTAAGATTTTGAGAAGCCTCTGCGAGAGATAATTGACCTTTAGTAATATCTTGAATAGATTTTAAAATTTGGTTTCCAGAAGCACCAACTTCTAGGGCAAGAGTCCTAGTACCTTGAATAGTTTGCTCTGCTTGAGCTGCCCTACTGAGGGCTTGAAATGCAGCAGTTACGGCAAAGATAGTAGCAGCGGCACCTGCATAAGCGGAAACAAGACCGCCCAAGCCTGATGCTTGAGCAGCGAACTGTCTACCAGAAGATGCGGAGGCTTGTCCCAAACGAGTTTGAGCACGCCCAACATTATCCGTATCTTTAGCTGTTTTTTGAGCCCCTGTAGTAGTAAAACGAGTCTCAACTATGTTCTGGATTTTTGCCATTAATGTTTCCTTGTTTGTTGAAGTTTACGCTGGTTTTCATAATGTTTACCAGCCTCTACAATAATAAATTGTAACAAATCAAAAGCTTCTCGATTACCTTCGATTCCATATAATATCATTATATCCCCAAGACCAGAAAAATCTTTTCCTAACCAAACTCCGTTCATACCTTCTATTCTATCAGGTAAAACTTGGAACAACATTACGGCTATCTGAGCTTCATAAGAAAGGTCACCTAACTCCATTGGTATTTCATCTGGGTTAGGTTCCCACCCCATTTGCTCACACATTAGCAAATACTGCTCTTGGGTCATTCCTCCGGCTTGGAATTGGTGCTTGAGGAACCTTTCAAGTTTTTTAAGTCAGTCTCCTTCTTCGTAATAGAAAACTGTTCAAACTCATTCATAGTATCTGTAATAAACTGATCAAAAACTGTTGAATTGCGAACTAAATCAATAGCTTCTTCAAGAGAATAATCAATATTATCTTCTCCATCCATTGAACTAATGTCTACAGGAAGGAGATGTGGTAGATGCTTTACTTTTAAGCCTCTCCAATCTCTGATTGCACGTTCTGTATAAGCTGCTAAGAACTTATCATTATCAATCTCTTCTTCGCGCTGACGAGTACGCTTATTAAATTTGAAACTCAAACTCGCATTACGAATCTTCAACAAATCTTCTCTAGTTAGATAAACAAGGCTAATAACAAAGCCTTCAATATCTGGAAATTCTACATCGACAACTGTTTCAGTTGCCATTAGGGATGAAATTTTACTCATTTTTCCCTCTCTCCTCTCTAATAAAAAGGGTGTCCATCGATTTTCAACTCATGAACAGCCGAGGGGATAAAGCTGTACACTTGTTAACACGATGAACACCCACATGAAACTTGATTTTTCCCCTCATTAAAAATCTAAGTTACGCTGCTTGAACAACGAAGGTGACGTTTGCGCCTTGACCCTTCTGAGCACTTGTTTCCTGTGCAAGGAACTCAGCTGAGATTCCGACAACGTCATCAATTGTATGAGTTGGGAAGCTGAACTGAACTGCCTGCATATCGATTGCAAAGAAAGGAGCAGTTGCGCCACCAATCTTGAGGTTGGCCTGTGTTCCTTGAGCAATAGATGTTGAATTGTTAGAAGTGATATTTCTTAGGAAGGCTGCAGAGTTATCACTGGTTGTTGTTCCGCTACGTAGATAAGCACTAATTGACCCTGAGATTGTTTGCACACCTGTAAACTGAGCGATTGGCTGGTTAAGGTTAGCAAGTTCTTCTGGTGTTAAGTATGTAATGTTATTGTTAACATCAAAAGTAAGTCCTGTAACAGGGAATGTGTGTTCTGCTACATCACCACTGGATGTATCAGTAATTTCGATTGTTGATAAACGGTTCTGAATGAACTCAGCTGATGTAACAGAACCAGCAACGTTGTAAGAGTTCCAAGGCTGATAAGCAGCAACCTTAGTTAGCTCTAGAGCGTTGGAGTTAGCTGCGACTTGAGTTCCATCATTAAGAACTCCACCAAATACAGAAACTGCAATGTCACGAGGACTGCCTGTTAGCTCAACAAGGTTGGTCGCAAAACCTGTCCAAGTTGTAGTGGCAATCCCATCAATAGCAGCGTCAATAGAAGCCTGGTTAACTGTTGCGTTTGCTAGCTGATAAATAACGTTATCAACTTTCATATAGAGGTGAGCCTCTGTAGCAGTAGCAAAGTTAGCCTTTGATGGGAACACGTTAGCAGATTCGCCTCTTTCTCTATTCTCAAGCATAGCAACACCAGTGGCAGCAGTACCTTGCCATACACTTTGGCCAGTGGTTCCGCTTGCTGGAGCAGTATTACTCATAAGAGACTGCCATAAGAACCAGTCTGCAACTGGTTGAGCGTTTCCGTTTTGTGATAAGTTTGCGGTTGTAGTGCCTAAAATACTTGTAGCGCGTGTGGGTTTTAAATAAGCCTGGAAGTTCCAGTCAACTGGGTTAATAGCTGTATTGAACCGCTGTTGTGAACGATCTGGGCTTAGACCACTTTCAAGAGATGTAATATCCTGAGTCGCGGCTGCTTGGCTAAAGGCATATCCCGCTAGCACTTCTACTTGCCATGTATTGGCTGGCACAAGTGCAGTAATTGCTGCTCCACCATTAATATCAATGGTAGAGTAGAAAACTTTTGTATTTCTTTGTAAGTTAAGCGATGCCATTCTTAAAGCTCCTTTAATTTTCTAATTCATACTCAACATTTACAAAGACTTCTCCGATACCATATGGTTCGATCAGCCCTTCGTCTGTTGATATATTTGAGATACTTAGTTGTAATAATCCTTTGTCCGACTGAGTAGTAATTCCATAAATAACATGCTCAACATCATCAATTAGATTTTCAAGTCCGTCCTGTGCTTCTTCTTGCTTAATATAGCAACGTATTACAATAGTTAGAAGAGCTAATGTTAAACCTTGAGATTGATAGTCTCTATTTTCTACTCCTGCTGCTAAGTATATAGCAGGAAAATCATTAACCTCATCAATAAACTTTAGTTGTCTAAAAACATTATTAGCTAAATCAAAGTTGTAAGTGTAAGAAGCATCGAATGTAGAAGTCGATCCGTTAATTTTTTTCAATTCAGTGACAAGGAAGTTTACAATGTCTCTTCGACGACTATTTGCCATTCTTTTTTCCTTAGTCTATATAGAGTATAGCAAACCCATTCTGTGTCTGCAATGTATAAATTTTCAATAAGTAGTTTTAGTATATTTATATCCCTTTTACAAGGTTAAACTGTCTTCCGACTCTTTGTTGTGTTATATTTCTAATACTTTCTTCTACTGTTCTACTGGGATTTCTCGCCGTGTCCTCGTGAACTTGGTAGATAGGATTATAGAAATATTGAATTAAGTCACCCCTAACTTGAGTATAAACACTATTAATAAATCGGCCTGTTCTATTTGTGAGAATATTTGGAGAAAGTGCGGGTCCTCGCCTTGGGCCCTTTGGCATTCTTGCTCTTAAGGAGCGCCTAACAGAATCAGTTAACTGAGTAGAAGAGATAGTATCTTGTATATTTTTAGTCCTACTTTCTCTAGTTGAAGAGGCACTTTTTACCCCTTTTGTAACTACTCCCATTGCTAATTTTGGAATCTCTGTTGAAACTACTAAAGCTGTCTCGGGTCTAGTTGGGTCCAACTCTCTGGCAAGTAATAATAACTCCTCAAAAAACTCAATAGATAATTTTTTGCTTCCTAAGTTTCTAAAAACATATTCAACAAACCTAGAGCTAACACGAGGACCTAGTCTGTCATATATCTTTTTAGTACCATCTAATGCACCGTTTTCTATTGCTCTATCTGCCGCTGCAGATAGTTTAAACTGTATTCTCGCTCTATATTGTCCATTTTCATAACGAGCAGAGCTTTTATCAGGAGAAACAGAAATATACTTATCAAAGTTTGTTTTACTAGAGATGTTAAGAGTTCTTGCAGCAGCAGGAAAAAAAGTTATTCTTGGTACTCTACCCTGCCCACCTACATGTTCTTTATCTAGATAGTTAAACAAAACAAAATTAGAAATCTTTTCATTTATAATATTTAAGACTTCGTTTTTATAAGCTTCTGCGTCGGGATTACCGCTAAACAGCCAATTTTTAACACCTTCTGCACTTAAAGCTGTAGCTGTTTTTCTGGGGTCAATGCCTTCATCTAATTCTTGCTGTAACCCAGGAATAAAACTAGTATCAATATTAGTAGTTTGTTCTGTTAAGGTTGTAGCAGAAGGAGTCTTACCTATTGCAAAAGTTTTAAATTCTGTAGGAATTGTCTCTTCATCTGCTCTTGTCTTACCTATACCTCTTGTAAATCGGGAGGCATCTGCCCCACCAAATAATTCAATAGCACTTTGAAAGCTAATTGTGGCATCGGGAGCAGATCCTGGCTTGGTATATTGTTGTAGTTGAGTAGAGCTTAAAGGTCGAAAGGGACCTTGAGTCTCGAAAAAGTCAGAGGCTTCTCTAACAAGAGTATTTCTAATTTTATCTCTTTCTGATCGACTACCTTTTTGAGCAACCGACCTCTGTAATCTTCTTACGTGTTGCTCAATAGGTACTCGGTCAGAGTAAACTTGAATGTCAGTAACCAGCTGTTTTGATGCTCCTGTTAACCTAGGGGCTCTAGCCATTATTCAATTATCCTATATAAATCTAAAACTCGTTTAATGTGAGGAGGAAAGTTTGCTGCTAGGGCAGGTCTATCCACTGACTCTCCTGCAAGAGAAAACCCTGCACGATCTTGCTCTTCTTTGTGTAATAGTTTGATATAGTCTAAAGTTGCAAGAGATAAATCTTGAGGAACATTGCCTGATTCATATCCTGCTCTATAATTAACTCTGATAGCTCTTGGGAAGTTTTGGAATCGCTTAGGTCCAGTTAAGCTTAATCCTTGACTTCCACCACCAGAACCGACATTACGACTAATCTCTCCGCTATCTTTCTTGAATACAAAGTCTTCTTGAGTCGCGTGAGTATCAGTTATATCTACTGCAGCATTAGAGCCTTCAAAATGTAGTAATAGTACAGTCTCATCATCAGTTAAATGCTGATATTCTGGAGCAGTAAAAGCTGCCGTATAGTATCCTGATTTTGAAATTCTTAATTCATCTAAATGTCCAGTAAAGTAGCTACTTCCTGCACCAGAACGAGCAATATTTACGTCACCTGCAAAGTTAGGAACATCAACTGTTCTTGCAACAGTAGTGGTGCTGCCAATCTGAGTTCCATCTCTAAATAACTTTAAATCAGTTCCGTTTCTAGAAACTGCTAAATGATGAAACACATTAGCACTATATCCAGCAGTGCTACTATGAGTTACATTAATAGTCTCAGTTCCCCCCTCTAAAACTCTAAACTGGAGTCCTTCACTAGCATCATATTTTAAATGCCATAAATTACTTGCGTCCACATATTGTTCTGCTAATACTTGGGTAGTGCTGAAGGAAGCAAATCTAGCTTGTACATCAATAGTAAAACCATCAGTATCAAACCAGAAATCATCGCCTCCTACAGCATTTAAATAGTCAGAATTAGTAGCCCCATTAAAATAGCCAGAAGAACGTCCAAATTTCTTAACTCTAGTAGTAATGTGAGTGTTTCCTTCTACACTAATATTATGGTTGTCTCTATCAAGACTTACCAACCCTCCATCAGAAGAAGGAGAGTTTAAACTTTGATAAGAAGTACCGTCAAACTCATAAACAGAGTAAACATTAGCTAAAGGAAGACGAGAGACAAAGATAGAACTTACTCCCCCATCAAAAGATTCACTATAATTGTTAGCTAGAACTTCGAACCCAATATAGTGTTCAACTATACCACAAGCATAGTTGATCAAATTAGATAATCTACCATCATGAGTAACACTATTAATACTTAAATAGTCTTTTACTACAGGTAGAGTTACGTATGGGTATTTTCCTGCATTGCTATCATCTATTGCCACTAAAATATTCTCCTATTATTTCTTTGTGGTTGTTGTAACTTTAGGAGCAGAAGCTGTAGCTACTTTAGGCTCCTCCTTAACAACAGGTTTTGGTGCAACTGGTGCGGGAGCTGCTTTAGCAGCTGGAGCAGGGTTTAGTTTTGCATTAACATCTGCAATTAGTGCTGGAACTAACCCAGGACCATACCCATGAGTAAGAGCCCAGTTTTCAATTTCCTCGTCTGTTTTTAGACCTTCTGCGATAACTTTATCAACATCTGTAATGTCATCCATTATTTGACCCATATTCTTTATCTCCTTAGTAATAAGGGGAGGCAGATATTACACCTACCTCCCCCGTGGTTTTCAACGATGTGAAAGCTAGTAAGATTAGCCAGCTTGGATTAGTGATGCATAAGCAAAGTTTGTTGCATCAAGGGCTGCACTGCCGTTTGAGCTGAGTGCCTTGAAGTCAAAGCGTGTGCTCATATACATTGCAGTAACCTGCTGACGTGGTTCGTACTCACTCTCGATCTCCATGCCACGACGCTCGGCAATCATGAAGCCTGGCTTGTAAACAAGTACACCTAGCTCATTGCCTGAAGAACCGACGTTGTCCATGAACTCAGAGATAACAATTGGAATACCATAAATGGCACCAACTGCACCTGTGAGATATGTTGCATTTGGACCGAACTTATCGACTGTGCGGAAGTCTGAGAAGCTAACTAGCTCGTTGTAGCCCTCAACAGAGGTTACATAAACTAGATGGTCGCCTAGCTGTAGACCATACTTACCCATCTTTGCACGGGCGGAAGCGATATCAGAAGCATCAGCCTTGTCGTTTGCACCGCCTGTATCGGTGGTTAGACCAGCGATATCGTCGGCTAGGGTTACAAGACCCTTGAAGACTGCAGCATAACCAGCACCTGCTGTGATAGCATTGGTTGGGGAAGCTGTGAATCCTGATAGGGCTCCGTTACCACGTAGAATAGCCTTGTCGATGGCGCGGGCCATACGACGAGTAGCTGAACGACGTAGGAAGTCCATTAGTGGTAGAACTGTATCCTCTTCCTCATCCTTGGCTAGGTGTGTAGTAGCCATGAACTTGTGAGGTGTGAAGGTTACAGCGCCGATTGTGTTCTGGTTTGAAGTTGGAACGTTTGTGCCATCGGCAATGCCGGTAGCGAAAGTTCCGCTTGCAAACTGTGCAACGTCACCATCGGTGTCTTCTGTTGCGACTGGTACACGGAAGTTACGTGCATCAACCTGGATTCTATCGAACATTGGTGCAACAACTAGCTGCTGCTCCATCTCTTCGTATACGTTTGTTGAGAAGTTAGAAAGGAACTGGTCAACAGTTGTGACTGCCTTAATTCTCTCACCCATCTTTGTGTCGAATGGGTCGCGACGGTTTAGTGCCTTAGCTAGCATTAGAGCGTTTGTCATCTCCTTAGCGTTAAACTGTGGCTCAGAAGCGCGGCGTGCGTTCTCCTGATAAACCATCTTGGACTGAGTAAGGGCAGAAACCTGCTCTTTATACTTCTTGATCTCAGCCTGTAGCTCTTCGAGCTTTTCGGACTCAACAGGGGTATAATCCTTCTTGTCCTTTGCGTCGCCCTCTGCAATAATTGCCTCACCAGTCTTTTCGATTAGTTCGGCAACGCGTGGTTCTTCAACCTTAACGGTTTCAACTGCCTTTTCCTCAACTTGGGTATCGGAAGAAGCATCGGTTTTAATTACCATTGGTTCACCAACATCTTGTGTCGCCATTGTGTCATTCTCCTTTGAATTAATTGTATTTTTGTGACCGTGAAGCTTAAGGGCTAAATCAACATTGTTGTCCTCAACTTCACCTGATGTAATCGCTTTCAGTTCACGAATTTGATTAATCATATGTTTTGCAACTTGGTAGTTTGTATCGGTCCATTCTGAGAATGGAGCAATCTTTAAGTTAATTGTTTTGTTTAGTTTTTCCTGTTGTTCCTCAGTGAGGCTTCCTGATTTAAGCTCAAATAAGTCTTGCTCACTTACGTTAACAAGATCATTGAAATCAGATTTTACAACCTCTCTATCAGCATCTGTTAAAGGATCTGAAGAAATCTCTGTAAGAACAATGTCGTACTTTGTTTCTAAGTCCCAAGAATTAACAACAGATAGATTTTTTGCATCTACGTTAATGTTATTATCTCTTGATTCTCCGTTTAAGTCAACTTCTAAAAGTTGAAAAAATGGGCTTTGGGCAGTTGCTAGTTTTGAGACTTTCCATCTCTTACTAGCATACTTTACAAAATCGCCATTCTGAATTCTTGATGTTTCTGCACTAAGAAGATTCACAAAAGGAATGGGCGCATAAGGATCAACTGAGATATCCTCATCCTCTTCCTCTTTCTCCGCATGATCAGACTCAATTACTTCAGAAGTTTTTTCTTCTACAGCTTCGACTTCGGCTGTTTTTGTTTCCTCAACAACCTCTTCCTCTACTGCCTTAACTTCTTCAACAACTGGGTTCTCAGAAACATCAGATGTATCTAGGGTTTCATCTTCCATTACATCTTCTCCTTTTCTGGTTTCTGACTCGGCTAAAAGATTCATAGACCCATTCCCTACCATGACTTCTGACGGGGACATTGGCCTTTCCTCTACTGTATCCTGTGGATCATTTAGCTCACTTGGCTTTACTAAGAAAACCATTTCATGTGAGTGAGGCACAGGAGTAGCTGCCTCTAGTAATTTATAATTTCGAACCTCATGAAAGTGTGCCTTACCGTGAGAGCAATAAGTGGTAACACCGTTACCTACCTCATCAATCTCAACAGTATGGTAATGTTGTCCTGCATAAGCAGTAACACCTACACTAACATCGTGGTTGCTTTTTTGTTCTTTAGCCATTAGGCTCTTTTTAAAGTCTTCGTATTCGTTATCAGAATTAAAATTCTTTCTGATACTAAACAAGCTCTCTTGGTTACAAGGAACACTGACTACACTAATTTCGAGTAGTTCTACGTCCGTAATTAGCATTGTATCATCATTAGAGTTATATTTACCATCTTTAACTCTAAATCCTACACTAAAGCTTTTTAGTGCTCCGTCGCTGATAAGGGTTTGAACCCCATGTAGCTTTTCGGCTGCTTCACTAACAGCAGCTTCTACATAAATACCTTTTTTATCAACAGTAACCTTATCTACACGACCAATAGGCTTACCATGATCATGTTGATAAAGAAGAACTGGATTTTTTCTATAGTTTTCTACCCCCTTGGCCCAAGCAGTGGCAGAAATAACATCACCTGAACGATCTTTATCGACAGTATTTGCATATCCTGCAATCTTAAGAGATTTTTTATCTCTCTTGACACCTTTTGTTTCAAGGGAACTATTTAAATAAAATGTTTTATTCATTGTGAAGTTTCCTCTGTGCTAGCGTTCCCACTAGTATCTTCTTGAGAATTAGGTCTTCCTCCTTGAGTAGCATCTGTAGCGCTACCTGTAATATTTTGAGGAATTCTGATATTATCAGAGTCTCCATCTTGAAGTGTGGGGAACCTAAGTCCTTCGCGAGCTTCGTTTGGAGTAATTATACCTGTGTTAACTAATGTTGAATAGTACACAGCTTGTGTTCTATTATCAGGTTGTAATGCTAGTATAGCAGTTTTATCTGGCCTTATGCTAACATTATTATTGAAGAAATGAGCAAAAGCACTACAAAATTGTTCCAGAATAGGAAGAACCGTATGGTCATAGAATAAAACCTGGTTTGCAGAAATGTTAGCATTGTTTCCAGATTTTAATAGGACATAAGGAACACCTAAAGCTTTTGCCATATCTTGTTGAATACGTTCAATGGAATTTTCAAAATCTAATTCATTAAAGTTAACTTGAGAAAATTTATCAATCTTTAGTCCACCATCTAAGATTGCGGGAGAACGAGCACCATTGAATAAACTTGTATAACTTTGTCTCCAAGCTTCTAAAATTCTATATTTAATCTTTTGGCTAAGAACATTATCAGTAGTTAATACGAAACCTGGAACAGCGTTATTTTTAAAGAACTGCCTTTGGAAATTAATCATATAGTAATATAACTCAAATAATCTTTCTAGAGGACGTAGTCTACTATACCCTCTGAAAATGCTATCCTCATTTTCACTCTTAATGTGGATAATTTCGTCAGGGAGGAATTGAATTGCTTCAGCTTTTCTTGCCTTACCATACCCAAATAAATCAGACTCACTCTGATTTCTTAATAAGTAATTGTAGTGAGAAACAAAAGCTCTTTCGTCGGGAACAATTTCCATATCATTAGCCGGAATTACGTATAAAGCGCCGCCTTCTGTTTCTTTATCATAATAAAAGAAAGCGTTGCCGTCTAAGAAAAAATCTAGAAAGGCTCTTCTAAATAATCTAACTCTATCTTCAAAAGGATTAGGCTTAGAATTTAGAAGTTTATTTACTTTTTTGGAAGGTGAGCCTCCTTCAATACGTAAAGGAACCTCGATTAGTGCGTTAATAATAATGTCCACAGATCTATGAACAACCTCGATTTCTCTATAGGCTTGTTCGAAATCAACAATATTTTCTGGGCTTGAAAAAGGTTCCTGTGCAGCGATAGAAGGCTGTACAGGGTTAAGTTTTTCAGAAATCCACTGTCTCCAGGCTGGAACCTCGCTTGCCATTTTCTAATATTTCTCCTTTTGTATCTGGACCCAGTTTTTTACTTTTGGAACTAATGAGTTAGAATATCTTTGTCCGAATATATTATGTAATCTTTGATGGTGTGTCTTACACAAAGTTAAAGCATTTTCGTTTGAAAGTTCCCACAAATAGTCCTCTTCAAACTTTTCTCTATACTTAACTATCTCATCTACAGAAGTTATTTCTTCTATGTTATTAGACTCGCACCAAGCATTAAATAAGTCAGATACGCTATATAAATGATGAAATTCAAGACTTTTTGTACTATTACAAATGTAACAAAAATCTTGTTTTTCATAGTTTTTCTTCAAATAATCTCTAATATATTTTACCGGAAACCTTTTTAGCATACCAGACAAATTTTGAATATTTTATAAAACATAAGTATTTTTAAAATCTTCTACT